CTAAAAACTGTTTTTTGCAAGGGCATGCGCTAAACCTCATGCCATTCTTTACCTTCAAACAGTAAAGATTCTGCTAATCTTCTGCGCTCTAGTCCTGGTAAGACAACTTTTTCTCCATTAACTCTTGCTTTATTCCATTTACGCATTTGATGTGGTACTTCATCTTTTTTATTGTTATTTAGAACTTTTAACATAGTGGAGTTATTAAGATTTGACGGACCTAAGTTGTATGTCCAAGCAACTAAAGCATCAAATTCATTTTGCTCTAGCGGTACTAATACTGCGTCACTTACGTATGCTCCATATACAGGTAGCTCTTCCTCCAGCCACTTGTCTGCTTGTTCTTGTGAACAAGTATCACCTTCTTTTACATTTTTTATTCTGCCAAAACCTATTGTCCATTTTCCTGCGGCACATTTGTAAGCTTCTAATTCACAGCCCTCAAATTTTTTTATAAGTTGCTTGCCTTCCTCTGATATTTGCATGTTACTCTCCTTTGTCGCCTGAGTGAGAAGCTCCAAAATAGAACGAAATAATAGCACTTGCTAATCCTCCTAAATATCCTAATACAAGATTTATTAAAGCCTCAGAGTTTTGCTCTGGTGGTTGTAACGTTACCAAGAATATGTATCCTAAAAAACCTCCAATAGTGGCTATACCTATAATTCTTGCTGTCCAATCTTTACTGAACATACCTCTTGCATTTTGTTTATCTTCTGTCTCAAGCTTAAATACATCAACCTCAAGCTCTTTCATCTTTACTTTAAAATCTTGCTCAGCTTGTTTTATTTGCATCATTTGTTCAGGTGTAGCGTTTTGTATTGCTGTTTGTATATCTTTTGGATTGTTTGCACAACCTAGCACATCTGCAATCATATTACCTGCCATACCGCCCATAGGACCACCTAAAGCAGTTCCAATAGTAGGTGCTACTTGACCTAAAATGCCTTTGATTAATTTTTTCATAATATCACCGTAGTAAATACTGCTATAGCTAAAGCACCAACAAAACTAAAAACACCAAATGTTGCCATTCTTATAGTTGTATTTATAGATGCGATTTCTTGTTTTATATCTGCAAACTCGTTGAAAGCAGTTTTCCAACGCTCTGCGTTTTCTTTTTTTGATACAGCTAAATCTTTAGCCACGTCTTGAACTGTAAGTCTTTTGTTAACCATATTATTTAATAGTATATATTGCTAAAGATTGTTTTTTACCTTTAACTTTAATTGGTTTTAGTAATTCTAACTCAAAACTACAATATTTTTTAGTGTTATGGCCTATTATTAAATCAACTCCAACATCTTTAGTTGCGCTTTCAAGCCTAGCAGCAGTATTAACCGCATCCCCAATAGCACTATAATCAAACCTAGTGTCGCTACCCATATTGCCGACACAGGCTTCTCCACTGTTAATACCTATACCAATATCTACGCCTATATTTGCTTCTTTCATATTCTGCATTATTTCAAGTGCTGCCTCTATAGCCATATCTTCATGATGATCCAAATCTATTGGTGCATTAAATATGGCCATCATAGCGTCACCAATATACTTATCTACCATACCGCCATATTTTTTTACAGCATTAGACTGTATTGTTAAAGCCTTGTTCATAATATGGGTAACTTCCTCAGGCTCTAGAGTTTCAGATAAAGCGGTAAATCCACGCACATCAGTAAATAAATAGGTGCAGTATCTTTTTTCGCCACCAAGTCTAAGTGCGTCAGGATTATTCTGTAGGTGTTTTACTTGTCTTGGATCTAAATAGTGTTCAAATTGTTTCTTTATCTGTTGACGTAATTTGTACTGCTTACGATAGTTTATATAGAAAGCTGTTGCGCTTGTGAGCACTTGCGACACAAAAGTCCAGGTAAAATCTACTAAAATGCCCTTTTTTATTAAAAAAACGCTTGAGAAGCCGTTGGTAAGCAGTAAAACACCAGCGAGACTTATGCCCTTAACCACACCAAGATAATTGATTGAGAGCCACGTCAGAGTGACAAAAATTGCAAAAATTAAAATCTCCAACGCAAAAGCAAAATCTGGTATGTATGGACTATCAGGAATCAAAATTGACTCAGATAATGCCGCTTGAATCTTATGTGGTTCTAATAATCCAACTGGAGTTGCGATTTGCGGCATGATACCGTTAGCTGTTACACCAATAAAAACAAACTTATTAGCAACATCCAGTTCTTTTAATGTTGTTTGTGGTGTGTCGACCCAGCTAATCCATTTACGTCCAAGACTGTCTGTTTTTACAGGAGCTAAACCTTGCACGGTTATTTCTTCAATACCATTATCATTAGTTTTTATAATGTAAGTATTATTACCAGCAAGCATTTTCATGACTTCGGTACCAAAGGCGGATACAAAGCCATCTGGAGTTCTAAGTAAAAGTGGTATTCTGCGGACTAACTGATCAACGTCTACGGGAGCAGTAGCAATACCTTGATCCGCAGACAGTTTAAGTACATCAATATTCTGCACCACTCCCTGACTCATCATACCACCTACATCAGGACCTAGTAAAACTGTACCAGAAGTTTTAGGGTATAACCCGTTTGGATTCTCAAACATAGCAAGGACAGAACCACCGTAATTTAAAACTTCTGCAAAAACTGCATCGCCGCCCATACGGTCTGGTTGTGGAAAGGATATGACCCACCCAACACCTAGAGCTCCAGCATTTAAAATATCTACATGTATCTCAGCTAATCTTTGTCTGGGTAAGGGCCAACCACCCTCATCTGCTATAAATTCTTCATCTAGGTTTAATATGGTAAAAAAATTAGATGGCTCCTTTTGTTCTACAAAAGCGTCAAAAAATTTAAGTTTTAGTATTTCTGTAGGCTGGCTTTGAAATATAAGTGGTAGTGATAGTAAGGCAAACAAACATATAAATATTTTATATTTCACTGGCTTTGTCTAATAGTAATAATACTACTACTGCCTCCGTTTACTTTGATAGTTTTAGAAACACCATCTTGTATAAAAATTACAGTATAACTACCGTTAGTATCTAGATCTACTCTAGCCGTATTATTTACACTTCTTATTAATGTAAGTTTTTCACCATCTATAAAAGATATTATTTGTGTGTCTGGGTCTTGTCCGAACTGAGTTCCTGTAAGGCTAATAGATCCTATATCTTGTGTAAGTTGATCTTCTTCCTCAGCTACCTCTAATGCATCTATAACATCAAGCAAATCTTCTAAGAAGTTTACATCAAGATAGTTTATATCTAACTCTGTAAACTCTAGTTCAGCTTCATTATCTAAAAAATCCTCATCTAAATAATCAATATCTAAATCATTAAAATCAAGAATACTATTCGACTTTACAATAACTTCTTCTCCCTCTACCACCACTTCTTCAGGAGGTGAAACAATAAGCATGTTATCAATTAACTCTAGGGTAAGATCTAAAATTACAGGTTTTGATGGAGCGCTTTCAAAAACATTTACTGTTGTAGCTTCAAAAGGTTTGTTTAGTATTACACTTCCGGTTGCAGTAATAACTTCTATCTCTCCGCTTGATATACCGTATTCATCTGGCAGTAATATAATTAATGATTCTCCTAACTCATTAACGGTTGCTGTAAAGTCAGTACCACGTATGGCTATATTTGCAGTTGGAGTCTGTAAAGAAATATTTTGTTTATTGATACGGTTGAGATTACCAGTTATAAATCTAGTGGTGCCCAAAGCAAAAGTAAGAGCCATTTTTGATTTATCTGGATCAGGATCAAAAACGTATTCGTTTATTAAGAGTTGTGAGTGTTCTGTAAGTTTTACCTGGCTGTCATCTAAAAACTTTATAGCCATACGGCCATTATTAGTTATAGCCTCATCATTTGTTTGGATACCAAAATTTACTGTAGCGTCATAAGGTTGATCTCTGACAACACTAGCAGAGCCTGAAAGCTCAGATATATCTCCTATTTCAACAGCTTGTGCTTGTACCTTGGTCGCTTTGCTGAATACAAATATTACTATTAGAAGTATTTGTAATAAGCTTAATATAGTCCCTTGCAAGCGTTGAAGATTGCGAAATATCGAGTGTGTTTGAACTGCCATCTAAATCCAAGTAAAAATATCCACTATCAGAGGAAGTAGTACCAGCATAGCCACTACCACTAAAATTAATTGTGTTGCTGCTACCATTAACATCTACATAGTTTATCGCATTTGCGTAATCTATATCAAAATCAAAAGCATTACTGCCGCCTGTAATAATCCAGTCTAAATCTAGATAAGATGCATCATCATCTTCTGCAACCGCTAAATCAAACGTGTTGCTTGATCCGGTAACGTTTATATTCATATTTACATAATCAGAGTCGATAAGACCTGTACTGTCCATAAGAATGTCAAAAACATTACTGTCACCTGTAAATTCAAAAAATCCAGTAAAATTATCACCGTCTATAGCATCTGATCTAAAAACGTTTGATGCACCAATTTGATTGATGTCAAGTATCATTGACACACCATCAAGATCTAAAGCAGTCATGCTACCTGTTTCTGCTGATGTACCACCAATAAGGTTAGACCCACCTTGCTGCTCTAAATCAATAGTCGCTGAATTACCTGACTGCGTTACACTTATTTCATTATCTGCGACTAAAGATAACGACATAAATAAAACAATATTAATTAATTTCTTCATATTTCCAATACCCTCGTGTATTTCCTATATTTATAATTTCTAAAACTGCACCTTCGATAGCCTTCATCAAAGCTATGGTTGTGCTTTCGTTGCGGGTGGCTCCCGTTTCTATTTCAACCAACTCTGTGCCCATCTCAACAAATTTAAAGACATCTTGCGATTGGCCATAACTATAGATAGTTTTTTGCGACATAACTTCTATTAATATTTCGCCAGTAGCTACTGAAACCATTCTAAGACTAACACTTACGCTATCCTCTCGGTATTGCATACTTGATCCTATTCCTAAGTATCTAGCACCCAAACCACCAGTAACTAAGTTACTATCATAGCTTACAACGGCACCCTCTAGCAACACACCAGCAAATAGCAAAGGCCCAAGAGCCTGGTTTTCGCCTAATTGTTCTCTAGTAGATCTTATTAGTTGTCTTTCTTTTGTTAAGTTATCAAGACCAACTCTTTCTACTACACGAAAGAAATTGCCGTCAGATGCATGTTTTAAAGAACGTATTAACAAAGTATATGGAGCTTGTGTTATAGCAGATGAAAATAAAGCAAATTCACTGTTGCTTTTTCGTTGTCCTGTTTGATCAAGGAAGGCAGTAGGATAAACGGCAACTACAGGTTTGACTATAGGAGCTGGTACATTTGCGAGTTCATAAGACTGTAAAGAATATATGCTATATTCATGTAAACCTTTGCTTTTAAATCTGTCTGGCTTAGTATCTTTTACAACTTCTAGTATGGAGCAACTAGAAACTGAAATCACCAAGAGGGAGTTCAATAGTAGTCGTTGTACCATCATTTGTGTTAAATATTGTTAATATAATCATGCCGTCCTCAATCTTGTAAGATATT